ATAATTTTATATTTTATAGTTCTGCTACAGAACGATTAAATAACTTTAAATATAAACTAGAATTAATAGAATATTATGTATCACAAAGTGATGTAGTATCTGGGATATCTGGTAGTAATGCAACATCTAATGCAGCTGATTTTTTATCGTTAAAAACTAATTTAATTAGTGGATTTGATGATTTTGAAAATTATTTATATTATGAGTCTTCTTCAAAATACACAACTTACTCAATTCCAAATGAAACTTTTAATATAGCAGAGCAAACCGGTAGTGGAACTATTCCACCTGTGCCAAAAACAAATTCTACAAAACCATATACACTATCTACAACAACTTCATCAGAATTTAAATCATGGTTTAATGGTGTTTATTCTAGTGCCTCATTATATGATAATTTAAATAATAATTCATTGATACAAGGCATTCCAGAATATGTAAAATATAATTCAGCTAATGACCAATTAATAACATTTGTATATATGTTAGGACATCATTTTGATATCTTGTATTCATATATACAACACATGACTCGTATTAATAAACGAGAAGAAAATCCTAAATTAGGAATGCCAAATGAATTATTATATTCTGTTGCAAAACAATTTGGATGGAATTTAACTGATGGTAAACAAGGACAAGATTTATGGTCATATGTTTTAGGTACAGATGAAACGGGCATACCTATTACAGGATCAAACAGTGTAGGGGAACCTTCAATATCAGGTAGAAATCAAACATATACTATATGGAGAAGAATAGTAAATAATTTACCATTACTTTTAAAGTCCAAAGGAACAAAACGAAGTATACGTGCATTATTATCTTGTTATGGAATACCTCAGTCATTTATATCAATTAATGAGTATGGCGGCCCTAGATTGAATCGAGCTCCTGTATATGAAAAATTAAATTTTGACTATGCATTAGATTTAATTAACAATTCCAGTGGCACAGTTACAGTTAATTACGCACAGCCCATTAATTCAGTAGAACTTCGTTTCCGTACAGATGATGTAACTAAAAATCCATTGCTTCCTAGCACAATGAATTTATTTACTATTGGTAGTAATACTGTAACGTTAGATTACACATCGGGAACAAAAGGATCTATTCAAATTAATGGAACGGGTAGTTCTGATATAGAATTATTTGATGGAGGATGGTTAACTGCATTATTGCGAACTACTGGTAGTTTATTAGAAGTTGTTGCTAAAAAATCTAAATATGGAAAAATTGTAGCTGCTGTATCTGCATCTGCAACGGCTTCATTTGCTAGCACAGGAACATTGATATTAGGTGACACTACAGGTGGTAGTAGATTGCAAGGGCAACTTCAAGAATTAAGATTTTGGACTAGTAGTTTAGGTGACTCTGCATTTAATAATCACGTAAAAGCACCAGGAGCATATGATGCAAATAGTGATGCATACGAAGAATTAGTATTTCGAGTACCACTTAACGAAAAGATAGATCATGCAGCAACTTCAAGTTTAACAGGGATAGAACCAAATTCATCAGGTATATCTGCTTCATTTGCAAGTTGGACTAATGACATACCATATGATTCTATAGAAGAAACGTATTATTATGATGCAGTATCATTAGGCGCAGGTACATTTGATGACAATAAAATACGATTAGAAGACAATGAATTAATTGGTTCATTAGACGTTAAAACAAGAGCAGAGCGTTCACAATTTGATAAAGCTGCTTTAGATAGTGCTAAATTAGGAGTATATTTTTCTCCACAAACAATGATTGATGAAGATATTATTGCACAATTAGGATTTACAGTGTTAGATGATTACATTGGTGATCCTGGTGCAAATGAGGATAAATCATATCCTCGTTTAATACGGTATGCTAGATCATATTGGAAAAAATATCAAAACCGAAATGATATCAATGCGTATATTAATATGTTTACACTATTTGATTTATCATTTTTTAAACAATTAGAACAATTACTACCAGCACGAGCAAATAAATTAACTGGAATATTGGTACAGCCAAACGTTTTAGAACGAAGCAAAGATACGATATTACCAAAAATACAAAGATATGATAGTGGTTATTATGCATTAATAGATAATGTTAGTCCTACATCATCGGGAGATTATTTACAATATACCGGAAATGTTGACGGCCGTATTTTGAGTATACAAGGTTTTGATGATGATCAATGGCAAGCATATTTAACTGCTTCGGTTGCTGATAAATACGATGGAGTAACATATTCGCATGAATATTTAATTAGATCTGGAAGTACATATATAACTGCATCAACACCGTATTGGTTGAGTGAGGCATTATCACCCACAATATTGTCTGCGAGTATTTCTGAATTTAAACAAGTTACAGAAATACCACCGGGAACATATGGAGGTTATAGTTATGGAACTGCAGTTTATGGTTCTGGTTCGCAACAATTTGCACAAACGCAGGATTATTTACCAACAGGAATACGCAATCAAAGATATTTTGGAACAAAAATGATTTCTGCAGATTTTAATATTGCATCGGCTGATACAGTTGATGGAGGAGCTGTTGTAGAATGGAGAACATCAAATCCAAATCAATTAATATACCAAAACAATGGAGAGCAAGGTAGTTTTGTGTTAGTTTAATGCCAAAATTTAAACTACATATATTTATATAAAATTAAGGTGAAATATGGGATATTTAGATAATTCAAGCGTTACAGTAGACGCAATTTTAACTTTAAAAGGTCGTGAACTGTTAGCAAAAGGCGGTAATGCATTTAATATTACTCAGTTTGCTGTTGGCGATGATGAAGTTGATTATTCATTATGGAATGCAGATCATCCATTAGGAACTGCTTATTATGGTACTATTATAGAAAATATGCCAATAACAGAAGCAATTCCAGATGAAACACAAGCATTAAAATACAAACTAATTACATTGCCAAAACAAACAACTAATATACCTGTTGTAACTGTTGGCAATACTAGTATAACTTTAGAAGCACCAGGTGATAGTTCTATTATTAGTCCTAACACAAGTAACTTGCAAGGCGGTAATGCTAATTTAGGATATACAGCAATACTTTCTGATTCTACGGTTGCTGATATACAAGTAACAAGAGCTTTACAAAATTCAGTACTTCCTACTACTCCACGTGTAATTGGAGATACGGAAGATGCTCAAACAGTTGCAGTGTCCGGATTTGAATTTAATGTTATTGCAAAACGTCAAATTGAAGATAAAACTGCTACAATTACTGTGTACGCAAATGAAACCGGAGGACAAGTTACTATAAACTTAACAGTTAAAAAAGCTACAATAGCAACATTGTAAATGGATAAAAAAATGAATATGTTTATTAAAACACTAAAACAAAGATCTAGACAAGGAGGGTTTCCTAGAAGAGACGTTAGTCCAATTAGGCAAACTACTAATGAACCACAAACTCCGAATGAGTCTACAGTTGATCAACAAGTACGACAATTAGCAGAACAATTGGCAAATGAAATCATTGCGGAACAACAACAGTCGCAATTATTGGCAAGAAATGGTCGTACGTATACTAAGTTTGATTTAGCAAATGATGTTATTTCAAATCAAACAGAAGTTGTTACTGCAGGTTTATGGAGTGACGATGTTGCAAGTTTGTCTACTGCGTTTACTAGTTCAACACAAACTACTACGCAGCGAAGATATTATGTGGATGTATATCAGCAAGATCCTGATACAGAAGGTGCTGCAACACAATATTCATTGGCATTTGGCCATGCTTTGGGTAGTGGATCTGATTCACAAGGACAACTTAATGATTCCCCATCTCGTGCAGTATATTCGCAGTACAAACAACTTTTATTAGCAAAAAATGATACTAGATTTACAACCGCTGGTTCAGGTAGTACCGATTATATCTATGTAGTTAATTTTAAAAGAAATCGTTTACGAGAACGTTTAGATCCAGGAAATTTTGAATTACCGTTGTCATTTATGTCAGGAGCATTAGATACAAATGCTACTGGAAGTAACATGGCAATTAGTAGTAGTAATATTACATACACATTGATTGATGATTCTTCATTAAATAATGGAAGTATTGGAGAGTCTGGACGAGTATATAATATAGTTTCTGGATCAATTAATGATGGTGTTTACAATTCTACAGCTCCTGTTTATTACGGATTAGCTTATCCAGATTATGGAACATTGGTATTAGATGGTAAAATGTTGGATCAACAATTGAATTTCCAAACAAATACAGGATCTAGTTCAGAAGGAAATAATCATTTCCGTTTATTCCATTCTATTTCTGGTTCTGGAACATTAACTAATCCAGCAACAAGTGACCCGTACGGATTCTTAGCAAGAAATTCAGAAAAAGTAACTAGCACGCATTATTTTGTTAGAATTAAGAATGCAGAATATAACTTTTCTAATAATCCTTCATATGTAACAGGTAGTGTTGGAGATATAGCCGAAAGCACATTTATTGGAGATCCTAAAACATATATAACAACGGTTGGATTATATAATGATCGACAAGAATTATTAGCAGTAGCTAAACTTTCAAAACCTTTGTTAAAATCATTTCAACGTGAAGCTTTGATTCGAGTTAAATTAGACTTCTAAAACAACCAATAATTTAAGCCCGTTATATTTATAATAAAATGTAACGGGTTTTTACTATCATGCCAGAAACTAGAATTATTAATGAACAAGATACTTATTATGGTGTTTATCCAACAGTATTTAAAAAAATTGATAGTTCCGATGTAAAATCAAATCCGTTTCAAGTATACAAATCATGGACGTTTTATTCTGGAAGTGCTACTAGTAGTGCGTTACCATTAATTGGTATATATTCTGATCAAACTAATCTTCCAGCATTAGGCAGTGAATTAACTTATAATGATGCTGCAAATATTGACGGCAGTTTACAATCTATAACATATTTTTCAGTAAACCATATGTATTACAAGTTTAAAACACAACCTATGAATACATTTGGTCCTACTGACTTAAATCGAACTAAAAAACATTTATTTCAAACGGCATCGATACTTTCAATACCACAAGTTAAAATTGGAGAAGCTATTCAGGCACAATCTTTTTCATTTACTAGTTCTGTTTCAGGATCTTATTATGCAGACAGATATAGCAATATAATTGATTCTTCTTATGATACTGCATCTATAGTAACTGATGTTAAATGGTATGAGGGATTCAATGAGTATTTTGATGTTAACAGAATTTCGTACACATCAGCCGGTGTAACATATGTAGATGGAATTTCTACAACAACTGGTCAACAAAAGTCATTAGGATTAGCTGCAGAATTTTCTGGATCAGGTTATATAAAAACTAGTATCGATGGACAATATAATCGAGATAATGATTATGCAATTTCATTTTTTATTAGTGGTTCTAATACAGGATTATCTGATCAATTAGTATTAACAAAAGCCGATTCATTCAATACGCCAGCATATCCATTCCGCATAGAATTAAGTGGTAGCAATCAAATAAAATTTAGTGCTGCAGGTAGCACTTCATTTAAAGCTCTTATTACATCTTCTGCAGATGTTTCAAGTTCATGGACTCATGTTGTTTGTCAAAAAACTGGTAGTAGTTTGCAAATGTATATTGATGGAACTTTGGAATCATCAGTCACTAACAATTTATTAAAACGATATAATAGTCCTTTTACTGCGTCTGCCCGTATTGATAATACTAGTTCCTTGCATATTGGAGGATGGAATACATCAAGTTATAATTTGCAAGGCTCACTTGATGAAATTCGTATTTATAACAAAGCATTATCTGGTTCAGAAATAACTGCGTTAGGAGACCGCACAGAAGGTGGAACTGTTTTACAAACACCATATGTAGGCAACGTTTTTAGCAAACACGGTAATATCGTGTTTTCTTCTGCAGATTATCGTGTCAATGATTTATTACATGCACCATTTACTGCATCGTATAAAAGCACAAAAACAATACATGAAGTATCTGTAGTAACACGTTTAGATGCTGGAGATTTTAATATGTCTACCAATGTAACATTGACGGGAGACGATGATAGCACATATTATTCTTTTGTTACGGGAAGTGATTTTTCTCCGTATATAACTACTATAGGATTATATGATAATGCAGGACAATTACTAGCTATTGGTAAATTAGCTCAACCTATAAAAAAACGCAGTGATGTAGATATGAATTTTTTAATTCGTATGGATTTAGATAGAGGTGTACGATGATTAAATTGAAACGATTATTGCTTGAACTTTCATCGCAAGAAGTTGATGATATATTGCAAAAAATTCGAGAAAAACAATTTCGTTTTATTGCTCAGGGTGATAATGGTCGGGTATATGAAATTGATGGAGAAGACAAAGTTTTAAAAATAACTACAGATGCACAGGAATTTGAAGTAGCTGAAGTAATTGTTGGTCGTATGACTGAATTTACTACGTTTATACCGGTACATTATATTGATAATAAAAAACAAATGTTTGTAATGAGTCAGGCTTCTGAGTTGTCTGTAAATGATAAAGCAGAAATTTATAAATTTACTGAAAATTTTAAAAAATATTCATATGATCAAGGCGGCGAAGTTTCTATATTTGACTATTTAGATGCAGATGGTGCACGTGATACTGATGCAGAATTAGTATCATTTTTACGGGCTTTGCAACAAGATATTAATAAAATGGGTATTGAAGATTTAGATTTAGATTTAGATTTTAAAGTAGAAAATACAATGAGATGGTCAAATCGATTAGTACTTGTTGATTGGTAAATATTTATAATAAATGAAATTAGAACAACACATATTAAAAGTCTTGTATGAACAGTTATTAACAGAACAGGCTAGTTCTGGTTGGCAGATATCAATAAAAGCTAATGCAGACCGTAAATCAAGTAAAATTAATAAGATTGCGAAAGATGCGGGAGCTGAATTAGGATTTTTAGTTCGAGCTCGTAGGGTGTTGGATTCTGCAAAAATGGGCTGGGAAGCTGTGAATAAAATACGCCAAGATGTAATCGACATATTAAAGAACACCCCTAATGCGTTAGGAACCAATCATCAGTTTGATACAGTTAAATTCATGTATGTTTTATTTCCAATTGGTGACATTAATCGTAAAAATTATTTTAAAAATCGTGGAGAATTAATAGGATTAGTTATTGATCGTACAGATATTAACAACATAATAAAAGCAGCAGAAAACCAAACATATAATAAATATTATGACGTAGGTAATGTTTATGACAAAATTTTGTATGATGAACTAGGCAATATTAAAATATTAAATGATATAGAGTATTATGATTTAATAACTCAGATACAACAATTAAAACAAGATGTACCGGTGTTATCAAAATCCATCGATCAAGCTAAATTACCAAATATTAACTCGATAAAAAGTTCAGTAAAAGGCATACAGATACCTGATCCTGTTACAAATAACAGCAATATTCGTCCGGTAAAAACTAGTTGGGGCCGTTTCACTCAAGCCCAAGTATACACAGTACCTCAATCAGGTGAAACTAGAATCATACCAATTGAAGGAAGTATTAGTGTTGTAGTTAGGGAAGTAGACGAGTCTAAAGGTATTTTTGCTGGTATATTTGGTAGTAACGGCGCGCCGAATCAAGGAGAAGATTGGTTTGCACGAACCAATGCATTGGGACAATCAATTAGATCTAATAAGTTTATTTCAACTGATAATTGGCCTGACAGTTATGTTAATGGTTTAAAACCAGGAACATCAGAAAAGAATGCTGCTATATATGCAAAAGGTACGTTTAATGGCACTATGTATTATCGAAATGATAATATCAATGATCCTAGTTTTAATTATTATCTTCAAAAAGGAGAGAAGCATTATAATGAAGACTACATAAAAAACTATTTTGATTATGAACAAATTAAAAAATATTTTCCAAACGAACAGTCATATCATGTAATATCTGAAGGGTCATGGGATAAAAATAAGAAGCTAACTGGTGTTGCGTATATTGTAATTAACCAAAAAGATAAATACCCGTGGCTAACATATAAAAATGGTAATAGCACATATCACCCAGAGTGGAAAGAACGAGAAACGAAAATATTGCAAGTTTCAGTAAAAAAACAATTTGATTTAATAAAAAATAAAACGTTTAAATACCCATTTACTGACAAACACGTGGTCGATATGAAATTTCCAGAAACATCGAAACTATATCTATCAAATAAGTATGTATATTTTGTATGGCATGATGGACAAGTATATAAAACGCCGCAAACAGATTTCGAACGAGAGTATAAAGAGGCTACAATAACAGATAATGGTACGTTTTTGGAGTATAGTTTTTACGCAGACAAAAATAATAATGTTTGGAATTCTAAATTAGTTAACATAGACGATGAAAATATACCAGCTCAATTAAAACAACAAGTTAAAACAAATAACGATAACATAGTAAAAAAATTAAATGATAATTCTACTTGGCCAATTAAAAAATCAGAAAAACGTTTAAACGCGTTTAACATTATTAGCAATGTAGAATTAGATGGTAACACAGTTTATTTTAAAGCAGATTTTGGAAAAACATCCAATTTGGTCTCTATTAAAAATTTATTGATTTATAGTCTACCAAAAGACGAATTTATTACAATATATACTAAAGGAACCCTCGAGGGATTGTATAGTGCTGTTAAATCTCAATTTCCGGAAAACGACTACAAAACTTGGGATAAAAATACAAATATGCCAAAAAAAATACATGATTCTTTACACAAATTAAAATTTAAATCTGGAGTAACAGACATTACATTATATCAAATTAAACCAGAAATCGATGCTAGTATAAAATTTAAAAAAGACGGTTCTGTCGAAGATCGAGATGAAGTTTGGAAGGGAAATTTTCGAACGTTTAAATATCCTAAAGGAAAAGGTGGCAAATGGCCTGTAAGTGCGTTTAGTGATATAAAATGGATATCATTTGGGCCTTCACGAAATAAGATACAGAGGACGGAATATATTAATGTAAGTTTTAAAATGAGTGGTAAAGAACATGGAACAAAATTAAGTGATACAACTAAACAAAAGTTTTTAATTGCTACTAGTGATTTTGATTTAGAATAATAAAAAAAAGAAAAAATATTATGATATATTTAAAACATTTACTTTTCGAAATTACGAAACCTGATTTATTAAGTATAATGAATAATCCAGAAATTAGAAAAATTATACAACAAGCTACTATACTTGCTCATCAAAATTTAGTATTTTTAGATGAACTAGATACAACACAATATGTTATAAAAGGATCAATAAACTATAACTACGATGAACTTTTAAGTCGTGTATTTCCAAATCATGTGCATTACGTTTTGAGTGATGATAATACAGAAGCAGCTGAGAAACTCACAGAAGTTTTAAACAAACAAGAGACGAAATGGAATAATTTAACAACTACATACAACAATGTATATAATAAATTACTTAAATCAGATCAAGAAAGCTTTCAATGGTTTTGGGATACTATATTTAAACCTAATTGGGCTAACTCTTATGAAGGATGTAAGCAGGCTGTGAGTGCGATTAGAGATGATGAGAAAAAATCAATTAATGTAGTTCAATTTAATTGGAATAAGGAAGATTTTACAAAAGAAAAGACTTATACATTTACAATACAAACATTATCATTAATAAGAAATGCATTTGGTGGAGGCAACGGTTAATATTTTACAGTTATGGCAAGAAATCATTGGAACACAACAAGTAAACAGCGTCAAGCTGCATACAAACATGGTTATAAATCTGGTTTAGAACTAAAAGTATCAGAACAAATTACTGAAGCAAAATATCCATTATGTTACGAAACAGAAACATTGCAATACACAGTACCCGAATCAAAACACAAATATACTCCAGATTTTGTGTTTACTAAACGTGATGGTAGCACCATGTACATAGAAACTAAAGGACGATGGACTACTATAGATCGCAAAAAAATGAAACATGTATTAATGTCAAATCCTGGGTTAGATATCAGAATGATATTTCAAAATCCTAACCAACGCATATCAAAAACAAGCCGTACTACATACGAAATGTATGCAAATAAACTAGGTATACGGCATGTAGCAAAACGTGATATTCCAGCGGAATGGTTGGCAGAATGTTTGCAAGAAGGCGAAAAACTAACGGCACCTAAAACTTTTTTTTCTTAAAGGTTGGATTTACGAATTATTTTTAATATATCATTAATGATTAATGAAATTTATTTAATTAATAGATTGAATGAAATGCAATGTAATGAAATCGTTAGACCAGGAATGAAATGTATGTGTCTAACTAATATTAATTATTATATTAATTGGATATAGTACAGTTTTTTTATATAATATAAGTATGAAGAATCTAAAACTGTTACAACTTTTAGAATCTGTTTTAGGTAAAGGTAAACCAACATCCGGAGATAATGTAGCATTCTTTTCTCCGTTTACTTCACATTATAAACCTAAATTAGAAATTGATACCCGAACTACACGTGACGGTCAAAATCCATGGCATTGCTGGATATCTGATCGAAAAGGACGCAGCATACACAGTTTATTTACTCAATTAAAATTAAATAAATCATATTTTGAACAACTGAATAAAATTGTAGAATCTGCACGTTATAAAAATATAACTGAAAATACTAAACACGTAGATAGCATACAATTACCGGAAGAATATGCACCATTATGGAAATCTAAACGAACTCCAGACTATCGCAATGCTATTGCATATTTAAACAAACGTGGCATCACAATGTTTGATATTTTAAAATATCGTATTGGTTATAGTGAATCTGGTCAATATGCAGGTAAAATCATAATACCAAGCTATGATTG